CCGTGCGAGAGTGCCCGGCTTCCCGGGCAATAGCGCGACGAATTTATGCGCGCCTCGGCACACCACGAACTTATCCACGCGGCTGAACAATTGCTCGAAGATCTTTGGCGGACAGGCTTTCTTGAGCGCCAGAGCTCCGGCTGTATCCACGTGGGTTTCCGTGCGTGTCGAAAGGCGCAGATCGTATCCGGCGCCTTCGAGGAGCATGGTCTTTTCGGCGTTGGGCGGAGTTTTGCCCACAGCGCGGACCAGGTCGCTCAGCTCCGTGCGGAGCCGGGCAACCTCTTTCTGCGCGGTGAGATACTCCGTGGCCTTCGCGTCGATATTGGCGGCGGATGGTGAATGCTGCTTCTTAGGCATGGGACCTCGCAAAGATGGAAAGGGCATCCCGCTGGGATGTGGTTAGGAGGGACGGGCTTCAGCCTGTCCGTTATGGCGGAGCTAAAGCCCCGCCCCCCTTAACGCCCCAGCGGGGGCGGAATTACGAGCCCTGGGTGACGTCGCCGGAGATCTTGATCTTGCAGGTAAACTTCGCCTGAGACTTCAGATCGAGTTTGGGCATGAAGCAAGGCTGGACGACGATGCCGGCGAAAGAGAGGCTGCCCTGGGGCGACGGCAGCACGATCTTGAAATAGGTGAGCGCGCCGGCGGTATATTGCGCCTGGAGGGCTTGCTGGGTGGCGTCCTGGGGAAGCCAGTTGCCGCCGAAATCGGCATCGCCTTCATCGCGCATGAGGCCGATGAATTCCTTGGTATCGCCCGATTCCATGTTGCTGGCGTCGGACGTATCGCGTTTCGCGCCGCTGCGGCTTACTTCGTCAATTTCGGCGACGGCGGTGTAAGTGCCCCCGCTGGTAGTGGAAAATTCCAACTGCGTACCTTTGGGAAACCATGCTTGTGTGCCTGCGTAGCTCATTTCTTCCTCCTGAAAATTTGTGTGGGATTAGGAACCTAAATCGGAAAACCAGATGCTGACGTCCACCGCGATGCGGTACTGGAAGGGACCGTCCTCGAAGAGATCGCGTTCGCTGGCGAGCAGAATGTCGTCCACTCCGGTGCCGTCAATCAGGGTTTGTGAAAGGCCCAGCAGGACGGACTTCACCGCGCGGGCCAGCTTTTTGGCGGCCTCGTACGACGTCGCATAACAGGAAAATTCCATCCGCGCGCGATTGAGCGGGTTGGCGCCTTCGAACGAATCCACTCCCTGCCCGGAGATCTGTGAATAGACGATGTAAGGCGAGATCACGCCTTCGGGCGCGGACATGGGAAAGATGCCGCTCGATGCGTCCTGGCTATTGCTGGCCGTATTGCGCGCAGCATTGGTGCCCAGTAGCACGGTAATCGCCGGGGACGTGGCGAGCAGATTGTAGAGGCCGTCAGTTAGCATTTATCGCGGCGCTGCGCGCCTTGGTCGGTCAGCATTATTCGAGAGGCAGGCCGGAATCTATGAGCGATTGGCGGATGCGAAGGCGCAGCGCTTCAAGAACTTCACCTTCCGTTTCGTCGAATGCCGGCCGGACAAAAGGAAAAGCATCCGGTCGCCACTCTGGTAACGCTGATAAATCTTGCGGGCCAGGCCGTGAAGGTTTCGGCCGAGGGTTTCATTTCCCCGGACGCGCGGGCCGGTGCCGAATTCGAGCCACTTGGCCCAAAAGGCTTTTTTTGACGGCCCAACACTCATCGTCGCGGAGAGATTGTCCTTGGTGCGGATAACGATGGCGATGTTTTCGGCGATGAAGCCGGCGGGTTCGGGATCGTCCGCCGGGCGGGGCTTGCCGTTTTTGCCGAGGCGCGGAGTGCGATGCGAGTCGCCGTGGTGCGCGCCGCGGCGCACGAGCGCTGCCATGGCCTTGCTCCAGATTTCGCCCACTACGTGCAGGTCGTCCCGGATGACGTGACGCGCCGCTTTGATGGGCAACTCTTCGAGCATGCGTTCCAGCTCGGCAAAGCCGGTCAGCTTCACCTTGAAATCGAGGGCGCCGGGCATTACCAGGTATTCGCCGAATCGTTACGCTCGACACAGATCAGGCGGAGGACGTGGGCGAGTTCATCGGGGTTTAACTTCGCTTCGATCTGAAATGTGCGTGTGTTGCCTTCGGCGTCGTTGAACCACACCAGATCCTTGGCCAGCACGCCGGGCATCCAGCGAATAGTGACCAGGTGGGTGGCTTCGGAAACCTGCTGCTGCGCGTTGTAGAGGTCCTTGCCGGTGAGAGTAACGATCTCGGCGTAAACGCTGGCATATTTGCCGGCGTCGTTTTTCGACCAGCCGCCGGAGCTTCCCTGGGTAAGGTTTACCCGGGCAAGCTCCACCGGATGGCGCAATTTTCCAGCAGCGATTCGAGGTGATGGCATTTTTTAAGTCAGTTCAAAAGAGCGGGCTTACGCGAGCCCGCACGCGCGTCATAACGGCCAAACCTCTTTTTTCTTTTAAGACAAAGAGAGATTTTGGGTTTCGGACACGCAGCCGGCCGCCTGTCCTGAGCGCAGTCGAAGGGCGTGCCGGCTAGCGGGGGACTTCGTAAACGGTGAAAAGGATCAGGACGTTGGATCCCTGGTAATGCACGGTGCCGTCAGTCTGTAGCCAGCCTTTGGTAACGCCGATGAAGCTGAAGCACGCGGTGGTATTGGCGGCGATGGAATAGGCGGTGATGTCGGACGTGCGGTTGTATTGGTCGGGAACCGAATTGATGGTGATGGTGTAGGCGGTGGATCCGCTGGAATTGGTAGCGCAGAGCACTTCATGGCCGGATAGCGCGGTGGAATTGCCATTGGTGGTGTCCGCGGCGGTACCGGAAATGACGAGGGCGCCAGCGCCCACGGCGGTGGGATAAGGGCCGACGGGCGTTTGGGCATTGATGTTGGTGGGCGTGGTGGCGAATGCCGGCCCCGCGAAAAAGACTGGCGCGAGCAACAGCGCGAGTGCGAGTGCGAAATATCCAGCGACGTGCAACAGCTTAAGGGATTTCGTGGTCATTGTTCCTTCCTCCTGGAGAGATTGAAAACAAATCAGCGAGTGGGTAATGCCGGCCAGAACGACGGATGCCTTTTGCCGAGAGCCAGAACGGGCATCGTGCGGAAATAGGCTTCGCGCTGGCGTTGCAGCCTGTGGGCATCACCGGCAAGAAAGAAGATCCTGCCGGTGATGATGAGCGGTAGCTTCATGGAACGAGCGCGCGCCGAATTAGCTGAGGGTGGCTGTGGTATTGAGCAAATACCACACGCCGCCGTAGGCGACCAAGGTGGCCGAATCGCCGACATTGGCGAAGGTCAGGATGTGCTTGTTGCCGTTGATGCCATTCGCCGGCGTGGTGACGGTGTGGGCATGGGCGGTCTTGCCGACGATGGTGAGTTCCTGGCCATCATTGCCCGGCGTCGCGGCATCCTGCGAACCGGAGGTGGGATCGGCAAGCGTCAGGGCTAGTGCCCCGGCGCCGTCGATGACGACTACGCCGGCGGTGAGGCCGATCGCGCCGGCCGCGATATCGTGCTCGACCGCGCTGAGCGCATCGTAGGTCTGCGCGAGAATTGTGTCCTTATCGGGAGAACTGCTGAGCAATCGTGTCTGCGACATTTTGTTTCCTCCAAAAAGTGAAATGTGATTCTGCTGCGATTAACCGCGCGTGGGGGCGAGGTCCAAAACTCGGATGTTCCAAAGAAGATTCTTAAGGTGCCAGGGGATTTCCTGCAGCTTGATGTCGGTCACCGGCTCGCGATTTTCGTACCAGTGGGAAGCGAGCTGCATGATGGCCACCTGGGCGCAGCCGGGTGTGGCGGCGCCATCGTTGCCATAGCCGGCCAGGAAATGAATTTGCACGGCGTTGGGGACGTACAGCACCGGCGGCCAGAATGATCCGGTGAGAGGGAAGAGCCGCGGCGGTTCGCTGACGCGGTCGTAAAGATAATCTCCGCCATTCGTGGGCGCGGGGCGATTGTTTTTCCAGGTGATCTGGTTATCGGCGGCGGCGGCGCCGAGAGTTTCGCTCCAGGGCGGCGTGGCCGTGCCTGAAATGCTGGTGCCGCCGTCGCCCGCTTCGGTGACCGCGGTGACCTGTTGGATGTTTTGGGGAGTCAGATTGTCGCCAACCTCGTTGCCGATCACATACTGCACTCCGGGGAGCCATTGTTCGGGGACGGGGTTAAGAGTCTGGAGATCTCCGTTGGTGTCGATGTAATTGATTCGTCCGCCATTCACCAGCCGCGAAAAGCCCAGCTTGATCATCTGGGAGTAGTTCCACTGCGAGGTGGCGTAACGCGCATAGGCGTAGTAGCTGGGGGGATAAGCCTGCTGGCTGTAGGCGCTGTCGGCGAAATTGGGGAATGAATCGAAGGTCTGGATGTAGCCCTTATTTACCAGCGAGCGGCTGGCGAATTCCTCAACCATCTCGCGCGCGGCCTGGAGATAGATCGAGAGCACCGTATCCTGGCTGGTATCGCCCGAGGAAATGCGCGAATGCAGCTTTAGAGTGGCCAGCGAGACCGGCTCGGCGATCGGCGGAATTTCGATTTGAATGGCACCCATGTTTTAGGAAAACCTTAACGGCCCTTTTTCTTTTTCGTATGGCTCTGCGCCGGGGCAGTGGCGCGTTCCGCGCCTGGCTGAATAGCGGCGGATTCAATGCCGGGAGAAACAAGGTCGGCGGTACCGGCGGTGACCATGGCGCGGGCGACGTCGGGGATCAGCTCG